GTTAACGCTTCTTCGTTACCCTCGAGAGTACCGTCGCCCTCAACACCAGCACCGTTAAGCTGCATCCGCAAACCTACAGTGATCCGGTCACCGGCAGACTTTTGAGTGTCGTCGAGGATCTGGATAAGAGAATCCTTACCAGTTCCCATAAATTTTGATGCCCATGTTTCTTTCAAAGCTTCGTGGGCGAGCTTCTTGGACCACAGCTTTACCGCTAAAGGGTGATTCAAGGGATAGTTAGTAGTTGCCATTATGGCCTCCTAGTAAATGTTAAAATCTCAACAATTACGCCTTGCGGCAGAGACACTCATGACGTTGAGTGATTACGGATTTGGCTTTAACGCAGCCATGCGAAAACGTCGGAAACGCCGACGGACGGGGAGAGATCAAGAGAAGAACTTTTTCCAATATTTATCAAAGCGCGGGTCGTTAGCGTCCATGCTAGCCAACTGCTCTAATGTCATTGTTCCAGTTCTTCCCTCGTTTGAGACGGACCCTAAGGACCGATTGCTTTTCATTCCCTTTTCTACACGGTCAAGGGATGATCTTTGGGGTTGGTAGCCATATTTTCTAGCCACATTATAAACTCTTTCAGCGGGGTTTTGCCCCTGAGACTTAGCCCTTGCGACAATGTCAATTTCATCTTCAATGAGCATTTCGTGGGCTTCTTCTGGCGTATAACCACGTTCCTGGTATTCTTCCTGCTTCTTCTGGACAAAAAACTCATAAGCATTGTTGAAATCAGGGGTTTTCCTGGCATATTGCGCCGCTTCTGTTTTGTAGTCATATACCATGCGATTCAACTGCGCCGATTCTTGGCGATGCTGCTGTTGTTGCTGGTTCTTTTGATGTTGGTCCAGGATATAGCTCATCATAATGTTTTGGGTCGCAGTAAGATGCCCAACGGGGTCTTCTTCAGCCGACGGGATTTGCTGCTGCCAACGTTCCCGTTGTTGAGCTTGGTACTGCTCCTGGATGTTCTGCTGGAAACGATTGAAGGTTTCCTCCATTGAGCGAATCTTCTGTCGATTCTCCTCCAGAGTTCTTTGCAATTCCTGGCGTTTCTGCCTTTCCTCCTTCATCGCGGCCTTATAGCGATGAGAGAAGTCTTTCTTCTTTACTTGCTCTTCTTCGACGTCTTCGTCATCTTCGGAGGCTTCATCTCCGTCGTCTTCGTCAAACTCATCTTCGGAGACTTCGTCTTCATCGCCTTCGTCTTCGTCGTGCAAGACTTCTTCATCAAAATCTCCGTCTAAATTCACATCAATAGTTTCTTGGGACTCGAATCTTTCCATATTTTCCTTACCCGTTATTTAAGATCGCTCTAATTGCTTCTCTGCGCCGATCAGCGATCATTTCGGCGTCTTTCCTGGCCTCGTCACGCTCCAGTTTGTAGTAATCAAGGATTGATTCAGCGGCGAACTCAGCCTCACTATTGTCAATGTCGTCATAGTTGCTTGCCGCCGTGGACATTTCCTTTTGAGACTTGGCGGCGTTCAAATCGATGATGGTGCGCAGCTCTTCATTCTTGAGCTGTTGACGCTCAAGGTTCATGTCCACCAACATCATGTCTTTTTCCATCATCTCAGCTTTAAGAGCCTTCTCTTCTGGTGGGATTTCCTTGGATTTTGCGATCATTTCCTTCCACTTTTCGATCAAGGCATCAGGCAATGGCATGTACTCGACGATATCGGGTGGAACAGGCATACCCGCATTGATGAGCATTGGGACTAGATTCATGATTAGTGTGGCTGTGCGTTCTCTTTGGTTAGGCGCTGTCGGGGAATCGCCAATGGTAACGTCATATTTCAATGCTATGTCGTTCTTGAATAAGGGAACGTACTTCACACCATTCTCACCAACGATTCTGATGATTCGAGACCCGTCATCGTCAGCAATATATTCTCGTATAAAGTTAGCGAGAACTCGTCCTTGCACCTTCCGGTAGTGGCGCAGAGCATCAAAAAACTGTTGAAGTTGGCCGTACACCGACTCTTTACGTTGTTGCTCAAGGACCCCAGCTTGGTTTCTCTCGGTCATCCCCAGGACTTCGGTGTTAATGCCTGTGACGTCTGTAAACGCCTGCAATGCGTACTGGAGAACGCGATCTATCCCGGCTGGGAAGGCGGGGGCAGGTTTATCCCTTATTTTTTCTAACCCGCCAGGGTTTAGCATTGTTATACTACCAGGCCGCGCGTAGTTTTCCATGGCGTCTTGAGGGTCTTGGAGCGCCCCAGGTTCTGCTAACAAACCACTCTTTGCACTCGTATTGATAATGTGAAGGAGTTGGGAAAACCACTTATTGGACCAGCGTTGCGGATCCATGAGCAAGCGCATCAGGCCGAACCAGTAGTTGTTATATTTATCCCTCAGACCTGTGATTGCATTGAATGAGAACTCATTGGTTGGGCAGTTCCCCTTCTCTAAGAGCTTCTTGCCATTCAGGATGCATTGCTTGTAAAAACGCTTAGTCTGCCTGTTATATCTATTCCCAAGTTCATCGAGGATTGGGCGAATCTTCTCGAAATCTTGCTCACTGGCTTCCTTTATCATCCCGTCTACATCGATATAACGGTAGACAACCCTTCTCTCCCAATATTGATATTGAACGACAGCAACAAGGCCATTGTTGGTTTGTCCAGGCGTTTCACCTTCTTTATACTTGTAATTAAATTGCGGATTTGCGTTGTGTAATTCCGGATCTTCGCCATCCCAGAAATCACCAATCTCGGGTTCTGCCTTAGGCCAATTTTCACTAAATTCTTTAACAGAGATGTGTTTAATGCGGGCAAACCATCGGGCATCAGTCAGATTATTCTTTTGAGCGTTCTTGTCCCATAACATTTCAAAAGGACTGACGCGCTCGATCATTATTTGACCGTCCATATCAAGCTCGTAGTCCATTCGGGTCTCGATCCAGCCCATGCCAATCTTGATTGAATCTTGGAACGCTTCAGACTCTTCATCCTCGGCGTTACACTTGCCACGTGCCCATTGTGCGGCAGTAGTCATCGTCTCGGCAAAGCCACGGTCATTCACTTCGGTTGGGATATATCGCACTTCCTGACGGTTTTGTAATTCCATGCCAGAGACAGCATTGATGAATTTAATGACTCGGTTGAATGTGATTACGGGACGGCCTTCTTGTTCCAGTTTTAGGCGGTCATCTTCGGTCCATTGATCACCGGCATAGAAACGCTCTTCTTCCAGAGCGGATTGACGCCAATTGCCAAAATGTTCTTTAGCCTTCTCTAGATTTTCCAAGATCTCACAGACGAGTTCCTCATCCTCTTCTTCTTGCGAATGAGAATCATTCTCATCTTCAATTTCTACTTCTGCTTCGATGTAGACTTCGTCCATACTTATATTCCCCAAGAGCTAAAGGATGATCTTGACTTCGCTTGGTAGCGACATTGGGTTTTGTTCTGTTCGATTAGTCTGGGCCACGTCGTCTCTAAAGACGGATCAAGTATTCGGGCCATTGCATCCAGCATATCATCATGCTCACTGACTGGGAATGCTTTATACTCTTGATTTATGAAAATATTAATTAAATCCCGTGTTTTTCCCTCATAATCGGTGTAATGCATCTGGGCGGGGATAAGGAATCTTCCCTGTTCGAAGATGGGGATAAGGCGACTGATGCGGTCGATCTTGGATAGATTCCCTCCAAGCTTGTTGAGAGAGAAGTGGTAATTCTCCCTGCTCATCTTCTCTTCGATGTAGGCAATGTCAGCCATCATGCCGTATTGTTCATAACCTATGCCTAGGGGATTCCATTTCTTATGAAGGCGGAACAGGTTGTCCCCACGTTCTCTTAAGTTCAGTCTGTCGCGGATGAGATCAAGTAGATAATAGTTATGATCAGGACCAAGACCGATGACGCACATGACCGTGTAATCGCTGGACTTTTTCTTCTCATTCGCAGGATCGACGACGATATAAACATTAAGATTGTGAGAAGAGGAGAAATCATAATACCTAAGGTCCTGCTCTTTGAACCCTTGCGTGTCATCTGCATTTGGGTTGAGTAACATTTGAGATGCAAACGTGTAACTCCCCATAAAACGACGCTTTTCATCCAATGCCTCTCTGCTGAGCAATACTGGATCTCCGTTGACGGACCCATCCACAGTGGCCGTGTAAACCCGTGGAATGGCGGCCTTTCTCTCCATGATTGTCTTGTATGTGTCATTGAAGTGGTAGCGCGTTCCGATGTATCGAGAGAGCCCACCATCAGCACCAAGGTTGATCGATAATTCCCAGGCCTCAGTGGTCTTCTCGATCATCTGCGGGGATCGACAGTTATCAATGGTCACAACGTCGTCATAAATCCTGGCAAAGTAGTGCTTCCCAGTTGGTTGGCCGTCAATCAGTCCCCAGGCCTCGATAGTCGCTTCTTTGGGATTGCTCTTGCGCTTAACAATCAACCCGTCATCTTCTGACCACTTAATCGCCTCCTTGGCAGGTTCTTTATATAGAATATCGGGGAACAAGTCCTTCAAGAGGTCGTTGCTCTCTAATTCACGCTTGATTTGACGCATGAATCCCTTGGCGAGAGGTCGTGTACAGGAGAATAGACCGAATGTAGGCTCTATCCCCTTCCAAAAGGGTAAAGGATTGTCGCCATGACTGGATAGAATGTCCTGAATGGTCTTACCATAAGTGATGATGGTGCTCTTATAATGCTCACGTGCCCATAAGTCCAGGTAACCATTGGGATTCTGTTGGACTTCGAAACACCGGTCCATCAACCAAGGTCTTGCAATGTCCTTTCGGCCCAAACCGTACCATAGAAGGAAGAAAAGATCTGTCCTGCAGAGGTGTCGAAGGATAGCAACCTTCTCATTCGCAGAACATTCTAGTAAGTTTTTTAGGAGTAAATGGTAGTCTTCAATCGTTTTTGACTGATCCATCAATCAATTTCGTTACCGAAAGGGAATATATGACAGTTTTAAGCGATTTTTAGGTAAATTGGAAGGGATTTGATTTATATGT